GCAGACCTTTAGGGCCTTGGTTACCTTGTGCTCCTGTTGTACCTTGCAGACCTGTAGGGCCTTGGTTACCTTGAGCACCAACTGTACCTTGGATACCTTGATTGCCTTGAGCACCTGTTGTACCTTGCAGACCTGTAAGGCCTTGATTGCCTTGTGGGCCTTGCCTTCCCTGAAAACCTTGTGCTCCTTGAGCACCTGTTGTACCTTGCAGACCTGTAGGGCCTTGATTGCCTTGTGCTCCTGTTGTACCTTGCAGACCTGTAGGGCCTTGATTGCCTTGTGGGCCTTGGTTACCTTGAGCTCCTGTTAATGATAAATTACTTCTATATACTAGACCTCCACTTCCATTAACGAGTACTATATTTGTCTCAGAAGTACCTTGTGGTATTGTTGGTAATTTTATGCTTCCTGTGAATGAACCTGTATAATTAAATATACTTCCTGATATTATATCACCTAAAGGTCTTGCTACTGACCTGTTATTAGTTCCATAAAAAACATATCCATTTAATAAATTTGGAGTTGCATTTGCTCTACCTGCACCCAAAACGATACCTCCACCATTAATTGGATGTACTTTGGTTACAATACCTAAATTCTGTATTAGATTCGAACCCGTTGGAGCTACGTTAGTGTATCCTCCATTTGTTCCTACATATATTACTTGTCCATTCTGAAAAGCAGAAGTATCTACTCCATTTATCAATCCTGATATAATACCTAAACCTTCTTCATCAGGAGCTAGTGTTTGAGCTAAAATAAATGTTGATGGCATTGTGGAAGCAATAGATGCACTTGCAGGTATAACACCTACAAGATTACCTGAAGTTCCTGAGCCTGTTGCGTGGACAGGAGTACCTTTATACAATGTGTGTCCTGAAACATTTTTAACGTTTTCAGTTACTGTTGATACACCACTAAAAGTTAAATTTCCTAAACCATCTGTTTGTATGAATTGACCTGACAGTCCATCTGATATTGGATAATGTATTCCACTTGATGTAAATGATGTGGATACATTTAATCTATTTAGTTCTGCATTAGAACCACTAACTACTACTTTACGCCAATTAGGCATTTTATATATTTTTTATTATGGTTGGTAACTTCTTTTTGGAAGCCCACTTCCCCATAGGGCCAATAATAAATTTATTCAATATTTTATATATTACTATAAAACACTATTTTCTATTTGATTGTTTTATATAATCTTCTTGTAATTTTATAATTAGATTATATATAAATTCTATATCTTTTATTTTAAATGTTTGTTCTCCTAGTACTGTTATAATATACTGGAGTTCTTCGGGTGTATATGTTATTTTTGATTGAACATCTTCTCCACTTTCTGAATATGTTGCAGACATAGTTCTTGGAATTCCTTTTTTAATAACTGTTGGCAAAACTTTCAATATTTTATTTATTAACAATTTCAAATCTATACGTAAATATATATTTGTCCACTTTCAATTCTTATATTACCCACATGGTCAGCTTGTGCAGTTGCTGCATTAGCTTCTGTTCCTTCAAATACACCTGCTATATGATAACTTGGAGTTTGGTTTCCTGTATTATTCCAAGATATTTCATTTGCTACAGCTAGTCTTCCATCATTACTATTATAACTATAATCCCAAAATAATGCTGAACCGCTGTTTGCTACACCTGTACTACCTCCAAATACTATACCTGAATCAGTATTTACTGAACCTGAATTAACTAATATAAAAGGGTCTTTAACTAATAAATTTGTTGTATTTATATAAGTTAAATCTCCATTAACTGCTAAATCACCACCTACTGTTAAATCACCTGCTACAATAACATTGTTAGGTAAACCTACAGTTACAGTACCATTACTTCTTGATACATCAACTTCGTTTGGTGTTCCACCTATGCTAAGAACAGCTCCTGTTGTAGAATTAGCTAAAGTAACATGTCCTGAATTTACAGAAAAACTTCCACTTCCGAAAGATGATACACCTTTATTTGTATATGATGAATTTTCACCTGATATAGTAAGTGTCTGACCTGACATTGTTGTGTCAATACCCTCACCTCCTGTTACAGTTAAGTTTTGTGTTTTTAAAGATACCGTACCTGAACCTGCAAACTCATCTATTATGGTCAATGTGGAAACTAATCCTGTCAATCCTGCACCATTTCCGACAAATGAACCTGAGAATATTGAACCTGATATTACAGACGCTGATGTTAAATTTAGCTTAGTTCCATTAAATGTTAACCCACTTGATTCTAACCTACCTCCAACTCCTGCAATAATTAAATTATCATTAGTTAATACAGATGAAGTTATCGAAGTTATATGCGCATTAGAACCACTTACTAATACTTTTTTCCATTGAGCCATTGATATATAGTTTTATCTTTATTATAAATATATACTTATTTGAAAAAAAAATCATTATTCTATACCTACCCAAAAATTAGCTTTACTGTATGCTAAACCTCCTGCAACAGGTGAAGGAAGTTCATCAAATTCACCTAATTTGAGAACTCCATCTGAAGTTACCGTTAATGCATTAAATGAACCTGACCTTATTATAAAAAAATCTAAACCTGCTATTATATTAGGTCTTAATATTTGTACAGAACCTGTTATTTCAGCCTTACCTACATAAGGAAACATAGATTTAGAAACTTCTGAACTGAAATTTACTATAGAAGATGTTGATATATTATATATGCCATTTCCATCTCCATAGAATTGAGATGCGTAAAATGAACCTGTTATTTTAAAATTATTAGTTGTTGTGTAAAAACTTCCTGTTTGTCTAAAGAGTGAATCACCTGGGAATCCTCTAGGGCCTCTTGGGCCAACAGAGTTAACAGTAACTACTCTAGTATCATTCTTACTTACTACGACAATCTCAGGTGAACTTTTAGAATTCAGCGTTATTTTCTCATCTTCACTATTTACTATTATTCTCCTAGACATTAGAATGTTACTTCTTTACTTAGTTTTACCTTTCCTTGTAATATTCTTGTAACGACTTCACAATTTCCACTACCACTTACAATTTCTAAATCATAGTAAGCTTGGTCAAATGAAAAAGCAGATGATGATGCAGCACTAATTGTTATGCCTATACTACCAGAAGATTTTGGGTATACTAAATTACCTACTGTTGGAGTTAGGTTAAGTCCTGTTCCACATTGTCCAAGTGTTGATGTTAATCTTGCATATACTATAGAGCCTTTAGGTGCATTTCTTATTTGCATCCTTGCACTATAATTAGTTAAATCAAAGGGAACTCCATCAGAATCTTTGTAATCGACTCTTAAATCTACAGTTGTTCCTTGCTCTATTATAAAATTATATAAACCTGCTGCCATACTATTTCTTTTATATAAATAGTATAGTTTTACATAATATTCTATAATATAATTACTTGTCCTTTGGAAAAATCTTGATTATCTAACTTAAAAGTATGTATGTTTTCTATTAATATATCTGATATATCTTTTGAGGTTACATCTTCCCAAGATTTTGTAATAGTATACTTTACAATATCTATAGGAATAACTCTTTTTTCATAAGATTCTTTGTCTTTGTAAACTTCATATAATCCAACTAACTTATATTTGGATTTCCAATTAACATATTCATTATCATCAATAATACTCATCTCTTCTAAATCTAATCTACTTTTAGAAGACATCTTTTCAACTAAAATTACAGATTCTAAATCAACTGTTTGCTGTTTCCAAGGCATTTTAAAAACTTTCATATTACTATTTTATTTATGAATAATACAATCCTAAAACTTCTTTTAATGCAGGATGTCTATGATTCTCTTGCAATTCTACAATATATACATATGAACTTTCTTTTAGTTTATTAAGTCTTGACAATCCGCTATCATACAAGTTTCTTAAATCAACTTGTTTCATATCTCCGCAAAATATCATTTGACTTTCTTTACCTAATCTTCCCAAACACATTGCTGTCTGTTCTGAAGTTAGATTTTGACATTCATCTAGTATACATACTGCATTATCAAAAGTTCTTCCTCTAAAATGAGATAATGATACTATCTCTATGGAATCTTCTTCCAACATTTTATCTATGACTACATTTTTGTTATATACTTTTTTTAGATTATCCACAATAGGTACTAACCATGGTTGCATTTTCTCTTTTATCGTACCTGGTAAAAATCCATTATTCTCGTTAGCTACTGTAGGTCTAGATATTATTATTTTATTTATTTCTCTTTTAAAATATCTATCCAAAGCTATTTGAATACTTAATAATGTTTTACCACTTCCAGCTTCCCCTAACACAAAACTATATAGATGTTTTAATATTTGTTCTTTTGCTACTTTTTGTTCATCTGATAATGATATTGAAAATTTTACGTCAGACTTCGGTACTCTCTTCTCTTTGTTTTCACTCATTTGTTTATTGTTTGGTCTTCATATATAAATATATAGAAATAAAAAAAAGAGACTCTAAAAATAGAGTCTCTTTATATTATTATCTAAAATAATTTATTAGATAGTTTGAAGACCTCCTACATAAATCTTACCATAGAATTCAGGTCTTACCATTTTCTTGGCATATCTTGTCTGAATTCCTTTTCTTGGTGTGAAGTTCTCAGGGTCAAGAACTGTTGGAGTCATCATAATTGGAATATATGGAGCATATACAGCACCTGTTTCCAAAAACTGACTACCTCTATATCCAAGAAGAATTGTATTCTCAGTCATATATGGATTCTTATAGACAGTATATCTGCTATTGATTGTACCAATCTTCTGTACACCCATTGCATATTCCATCTTAGTTCCATCGGTACTGGCAGCATAGCCAGGTATAGATTCTAAAACAGTAGAAACAGTTGGAGAACATACCATAAAGTTAGCTCCTCCACCCTTCAATACTAAACGATGTATTTCGTTAGATACTTTCTGAAGTTTAGTTCCCAATGTTTGAAACCACTCTCCCTGTGAATTGTAGTATCCTCCTGAACCTGCTGATTGCTGGACAAATTGAGTTCCATCCCAAATCTCATTGTTCTTTGCAGACCAATAATCTACAGTTTGAGCATTCTTAATAAGCATATCAAGAATTTCCAAATCAATTTCGTGCGAAATATACTCACTAAGCATAGCAGTCAATTCAGCTTCAGCATCTAATGAATGATATGCATTTAAATCTTGAGCAAATTCGTCACTCCACTTAGTTTTCAACTTACGGGTTTTAGCTGTAATTTCTTCTGAACGGAGTTCTAAATTGATTTCAGGAATATCTAATTGTGCATCAAATGTTGCAGATGCTTGACCTGCTTCAAAATCACCACGAGTTGTAGATGTAGGTTGCTTAGTATAGGTTACAACAGCATTAGTTGCAGTACCTCTAATAATAAACTCAATATGGTTTGAAGTATTCAATTTAGTAAACGCAGGGTAATAAGTTGTAATACCACTACCACTAATTTTGAATGCTCTGATTGCTTCAACGTCAAGTCCTGTTAAAGAACCTGTTGCAACTGTTACTTTTTTCAAAGTTACACCAGCAGATGCTAATGAAGCAGATACAACAGAATCATAATTTAATGCAGCATTCCAAGCAGCTGTTGTTGAAATAGATGAAGTTGTATAAGTGTTACTTCCAGCACTAACAGAAGATGCTCTTGTCAATGACTTAGATACATCATTAGAAGTGTAGGAGAATCGACCTGCACCATATAGACCTCCTGTGCCAGGAGTTCCTCTACGAGCATCAGTAACACCAAACACAGAGTCTGCCTGTGAAGTTCTTCCTGAACCTGTTTGGAATCCACCCTGAGCAGTTCCATATTTAAAATCTAAGAAAAATACCAAACCTGTTGGTAAATTCATAGGCTGTACAGACACAAAATCTTTTGCAGCAATTTCTGTGAATACACGCCTTACAAGTGGTAATGCTACACCTGCCCACTCTTCAGAGTTAGCATTAGTACCTGTCCTATTAGCTTCTACTACTAATTGCTTAGCTTGATTCTCTAAAAGGATAGCAACATTGGATTTCTCTTGCCTCTCGTCAGAAAGACCTTCTAAGAGTCCAATTTTTTCCCACTTCTTAACAAGACCTGCAACCTCCGCTTTACGAGTACGGTTGTAGTCTGTAGGTAGAAATGATTGAATATTCATTGTTTATTCTTTTTTAAAATTATTTAATAATTCCCGCAAGTTGTTGTAAACGACTTACCATTTTGTTTTCCTCAAGAACTTTCGGAGATGGCTTAGTTGAATTAAGCGTTGACTTTGAAGCCCTTGACTCTTTCAAACGAACAGACTTGCTATTAGCTTTTGATTTGATTTCATTCAACGTTGTTGCAAGTGATGCATAGAGTAGTTTTGTTTCTCTAATAGACGTTGCTCTATCAAAACTTTCTAAAATAGATACTTTTTGGCTTTCATCCAAATTATGTGCTCTAAACAACTTTCCTGAATACAAAAGTTTGGAGTTGATTAACAAAGACTCATTAATCTTTTGCTTCAAAAATTTAATTGTTCTATAGGCTTCTTGTAATTCTTGTTCTTTTGAATCTAATTCTTCTTTCATTGATTCCATATCATCAGATGGTGTTTCCTCTTCTTCAGAGCCTTCCATTTCTGCTAACATTTCTCTAATGAATTCTTCTAAATCAGATTTTTTTGATGGCTCTTTCATTACAGGAGCTTCCTTTGGTGCAGGTGCAGGTTCTTCCATATCCTCTTCTTCCATCATTGGGTCTTCCTCTTCCATATCTAACTCTCTTAGAATTTCTTCTAAATCTTCAGAGTCATCACCATAATCATCTTCAGTTTCCATATCACCATCTTCCATATCTTCACCACCCATATCGTCACCTTCCATCATTTCATCATCATCCATAGTGTCACCTTCTGTCATATCTTCATCTTCCATTTCGAACAAAGTTTCATCTAAAGAATCATCTTCTTCAGAATATTCGTCTTCTTCATAAAGATTGTCATCATCATTTTTCATTTCCTCTGCAACCATTCTTTTGATTTTAGGGGCAAATGTTTCTGCTAAACTTGCTTTAGCATTTTCAATAGCTACTTGACGAATAGCTTTAGCATCGGCAATCGCTTCTTTTAATAAATCTTGCATTTGGTTTCTATTTTTTAATAAAAGGATTATTTGAATCCCTATTACACTTTAGTTATATTTTAAACTAAATATTAATATTTAGTATATACTATTATAAATAGTATATAATTTACATAAAATACCAATATTTTAATTTTTTTTTTAATTACAACTGCAAACTCCTTGTATATCACATATTATATTAGAGATTAATGTATTTATTTTTTTATTTTTTTCAATATTTTTATTTTCTTCTATTATTGAATTTGTATTTATACTTTCATTTACAGGAAACATGTATGCTCCATGTGTTGATGGGTTTGAAACAAAATCAAATGCTACTAATTCAAAATCATTTTGAACTTCTAAATATTTGTCTTTATCTTCTGTAAATACTTCCCTTATAGAACCTAATCCTCTTGAACTAATTCCAATTATTATTCCAGATGCTAAAATGTTTTTTAGTATGTTTCCAGATGGTGTTGGTAATATTTCAATATCTCCCATTAAATCATTTCCATTCCACCACATCTTAGTAATATGGTGAGATGCATTAGCTAAACTAACTACCGATGAATCAGGATGGTCACACTCACCTAAAGCTCTTCTCTGAGTAACAAATTCTTCATTATATTTGTCTGCTTCTCTTTTTAAGATATCCATTGGATATACTCTACCATTTTGATTCTTTGCACCTGCTCTCTGTAGTATACCTGTAACTCTAATAGGTCTATTATTATTTATAGCTTCTTTTATTAAGTCTACATTTGGACTAAATTGATGATATTCTATAAGTAATGATTTGTTAGATGTCATATGTTTATAATTAATTAAACAATTCTTGAAGTTTATTTTGTATATATACAAGTTTTGAATTTATAGAATAAAACTTTTTAGAACTGTTTTGCCAAAACTGACCATCTAATTGAAAATCTTTTTTTAACTTTATGTTATTATCTATTATTTTTTTAACATCTTCCAAACTTTTATCTATATCTATAAAACATTTATTTAATTTTTCTTTATTTGTACTTGAATCATCATTCTTGTAATCATAATATGTTATCTCAGATAAAGATTTTCTATATGGTATTGTATTCTTATATGATTTTTTTATTTCTTTTCCTACAGAATTTTTTAAATTAGAATTTTTTTTAGCTTCGTCAGACTTTCTTGGAGGTTTTTTCATAAATATATTAGGTGATTGATAACCTTCAACATTACCTGTCACATTTTCCTCTTCTAATTGTTGAGATATCTTAGATAAATCCTCTTCTATAGAATCATATATGTTATTTAGTTTCATAGTTTATATATTTACAGCTCTCTTATCAATTCATAATATCTTATCAAAGATAAGTAATGACTTTCAGTTATAAAACTTGAATTTTTTAAATTTGGAAGTATGCTTAAAATTTCTTTTAATTTTATATCTAATACAGCATCTTCTCTAGAGTTAGCAGATATTCTAGATTTTAATTTAGATTCTATATTATTTACATGTTCTGTAATAAATGTTGTTGTTTTCTCACTATCAACAGAATTGAATATAAAATGTCTTATTATTTCTTTCTGATTTTCATCAAGATTAGAGCTCCATTTATTATTAAACTTTTCAGTAAGTAGTTTAAATGTTAAAGACTTTAATTCAGGGTCTACAGATTCCATGAATTCTTGTTTATCATTTACACTATCTACATTATTATTTGTAATATGATTTACAATATATAATTTATTTTTCAAATATAAAGATGGATTGTCGGATTCTCTATGTTCAAATAAATTATATATAGAAGCATATATTTTATAGTTATCTATCTGAGTTTTCATAAATATATCTCTATTAAAGTTATTATTTATATCTTTAACAAGATTATATTTACTTTTATTTAAAAGTGGATAATTTATTTGGGAATGCTCTTTTATAACAGCATCTACCATTTTCAAAGCAAATTCAGGATTTTTCTCTTTATAATTATATAACGTATTATATAAATTTAGTTCTGATTTCAATGGTGAACCATCATTGAAATACTTTTTGACAAATTTTATACTTAACGGATTTTTTCCTTGCAAAACATCACTCGTCATTTGTCTAATCAGCAATTCATATAGAAGTCCTGTATTCTTTATTTTTTTGTGTTTAAAAATTTTCGACATTATATCTTAATTATTTATTATAAATATACAATTATGAATCTAACATTTCATTTAAACTTCTCTTTCCAAAACTATCTTGTAATTGCTTTAGTAATTTAGTTCTATCTACTCCCTCCCCTCTTGTTGAAAATCCTGTATCTGACATAACTCTTTGATATCCTAGTGGGTCTCTTCCATTTGATTTATCTCTATCAGTTCCAAACTTTTTATTTGATTTAGGTCTTCCTCCCAAATCTCCAAACTCTCCACCATCACTCTCTACAGGTTCTTTTGCTACGTGCATTTGAGCTATTGCGTGTGGAGTACCTTTAGCTTCTCCTGATTGCTTGGGGTCATTACCTTCATTTGCTATTTGTTCCATTCTCCAAGCTGTAGCCTGGTCTTTTAGCAATAGCTCCTCTTCAGCAACCCATTCGTCTCTACTTAAATTCAATACATTTTCATAAATATATTTTCTAGAAACTAATTTAGAATCTTTCATAGCATTAGCTAGTGTAATCTTTTCATTTAGTATCTCAACCCTCTGTCTCTCATATACTATAGATGGATTATTTAAACTTAATTCAAAATCAATTAAAGATGAATCAGTATATCCTTGTAAAAATAAATGTATTACTGCTATTTTATATAATTCAGATTCAAATATACTTTGAATTCTTTCTATAGTTCTCGCAAATCTTACATCTTCTGCTGCTAATACAGAATTATGTATAATAACTCCCGCATCAGTTCCGAAATTATGATAGTCTTTTATAGTTAAATCACAAGTATCTATTCTATCCTCTAGTAATTCTAATCTTAATACTTTATGATTTTTATATTCATACTCATATTTTCTATAATTTTGCATAAAAGCTTTATTTTCTAAAGCTAAAGGCATATTTTTAAATATGAAATCAATTTTATCAATGTTATTATACTTAAATATTTTATATAAGGTAGTTCTATCAATATTTAGTTCATCTTTTAATTGTGAGAAAGAGTTACAATTTTTAGCTATATCTATTAACTGTTCTATACTTACACTACTATACTTTTCATTATATAATACACTATTCAATTTTATATTTCTACAATATTTCTTATAACAACTTTTAGAACAAGTTTTTGCTTCATTAAGTCTATAATGAGGTATCTTAAACTTAGAATTGCAAATAGCACAACTAATGTATAAATCTTCTTTTTTATTCCAAGGATTATTATTTTTAATCCAATCTACTAACTTAGGTGCTGATATAATTCCTCCTAATCTACCTGCAATACTAGAATTTATTCTTTTAGCTTCACTTTTATTATATCTTATCATATTTGGACTAGTCTGCAAAAGTTTTGCATTATCCGAATGGAATTTTCTATGCTCCCAAAAATTCATAGAACAATCTAAATTTTCTATGTTGTTATTTCTACTATTAAAATCAATATGATGTATTACTTTTCCTTCTTGTCGTTTACCGTAGTATTCTGCCACCATTTGATGTACTAATTGATATCTTCCACTAGAAGGGTGATATACTTTTGTATAGTTGTTTTTATAACCTCCATTTGATATATATAAAGGCATTAGAGAATCTTCAACATTTAAATATTGAGCCTCTACCCAAGTTCCATCCCTTAGTAAGAATTTATGGTCAGGAGTACAGTCTATATACTTGTCATTATCTAAGTGAACTCTTAAAACAGTTGCATTCATTCGAGTAAATCCTGCCCACTCAATTTCTCCTGGAACAATATTGTTTGTACTCTCATCTAAAGAATACACATAATTCTTTATTCCATTATTATAATCCTCAATTAATTCTCCTACTGTTTTTACTGTTCCATTTATTAAAGGTATTTTTGTATTTGGACTTACACATTTTCCTTCCAAATTTTCATCAAATCCTAAGAATGCTCTAGGTATTTTTAAAGCAGCCATCATTTTCTGCTTAATATAATCAACGTCTTCTATAAAACCATCGTTGCTCATTCCATCTAAAGTATCAATTTCTGTTTGGTTATCTCCTCCCCTAACAGGAATATAGACATCTTCCAACATATTTTGCAAATTGAACTTCAGATTATACTGTCCTGTTTTCTCATCTATGTATGGAGTCTTTTTTGTATCATCCATAATTTTCTGCATATACTGGTCAATCTCGTTAGGACTAAGATTACCCACAGCTATCTTATAGACTCTTCTTTGAGGTGCTCTCATAATTCTATGAATCATCATAGCATCTTCCATTAAAGCTAATCTTTTAAATTCCTTTCTTGCAGGTTCTAACATAGACCTTCCATAGGGTAAAAAATTAGTATCAGATAACAATCTAAAATGAGCTATTTCATAATACTCATACTCTTCTTTTAAAAATGGGTTTTTATTTGTTAATGGTTCGTATTTAAACTTAACATCATACGGATTATACTCAGCCATCCCACCTTGGTCAAATCTATTCTGCATATCAGATTTCATACCAAACTGTTGTGCTTCTAATCCTTCTAATCTCTGAACATCATATGATGACATAGGTATTACATTTACAACACCTAATTCTTCATCCAAATCTAATGCTAGGTAGAAATCTCCATATTTACAAGTATTCCTTATCCAAGGCCATAAATTAAATTCTATATTTAATATATCATAGAATAAATTATGTAATATTTGTTTTACTTTATCGTTCTGTGTCTTTATCTTCAAAATTGAACCATCAGCAGACCTTATACTTGACTCATCAGCATATATATCCAATGCAGATGCTAAGATTGGGTCTTCATCCATTGCTTCATAATCTCTATATAATTCTAATTTTGTAGCAAAGAAGTTTGTAGAAGCGTTAGGTGTGTAATATCCGTGCGATTTATAGGTATGAACTCCTGTATATCTACCTCTATATGCACTATCTCTTGTACCTACTGATTGTAATTTTGAAGTATCGTATACTTTTATTCTATTCTTACCTGTTCTTCTAACTACTACTTTAGTTGAGAATAATTTAGCCAATCTTGACCTATATGATTCTTCTGCCATTTGTTTACTTTTTTATAAATAGTTATAATAACCATTTTAATGAATCTGATTCTTTATTTGGCAATTCTTGAGTCCAAGTCTTATGATTACGATTATTACTTGAATATAGTGATTTTTTAAAATTATCTAAAGTAGCTTTCTGTATTTCTATACCTTGTTGTTTTAATTTTAATGCTGTATCTCTAACCCAAAATGCCATTGCCCAACACATTGTTAAATCATCATTATATCCTCTTTGAGCTTCAGCCCGACCATTTTTCCATATGAATGTATTAAATTCGTCTAAAGACCTAACACTTTTACATGTTGGAGATTTTTCTCTAAAATAAGTTTCTAATTTAGAAATCATTACAGGTCTTGTTTTTAGATTTATGGATACACCTGGGGTCATTTTACTTCTATCCTGTAAGTCATATGAACCTACTAAATGTTTTGAAACATCTACATAAGGGTCATTTTTATAGTGATAAAACAAATTAGTATATCCTCTATCCAAAGCAACTTGAACAGTATCCCATCCAACTCCATTATTATCTATAACTAATAACGCATTATTCCACTCAGAAGCTACCGATACTAACATATTACCAAAATCTTTAGTGCTTATAGCACCTTTATATTCTGCAACCTCTGTTACAGTTTCTACATCAATTATAACAAATGCACTTTCATCTTCTCCATCACCTCTTGCAACGTCAGCAGAAACTATATATGATTTTTGATATGATGGATATTCCCATATCCAGTAATTAGCATCAAAACCTCTTTTTTCTATAGGGTCTTGAGCATATGTGGTTCTGTACCATTCTATGATGGGCCCATCAATAACTGTATGTCCTGAAGTTATAAAATCACAATCATTCTCTTGTGCAGCCATTTTTGGGCCTAAAAGATTATCTTGCTCATCTCTCCAAGATTGGTCTCTTTCAGGATGCACATACCATGGTAATCTTATTGGAAAAAACTCTTTACCTTGCTGTGCTAATGTCCATTTTTTATGAAACAAGTTTCCTGTTCCGTTTGGGGATGATATTAGTAGTGCTCCTCCCCCTGTAGATAGTGTGGACTGTGCTGCTGTCCAGATATCATCTATAGTATCTATATGAGCTGCTTCGTCAATCACAAGCAATGATAATGCTTCAGAACGACCTGCATCTACAGAAGCAGCAACTGCCTTAACCTGTGAGCCATTTTTTAATCTTAAACTTAATTTGTTATCTTCTATAGATGCAGCTTTTAACCATGATGGTAAATTCTCATACATAACTCTAACTTTAGTAACTAGATTTTTAGCAACTTCTTGTTTTGTTGCAATAACTAATACATTAAAATCAGAATTAAAAGTCATCTTATACAAGATATATCCTGCTGTCAATGTGGATAATCCTAACTGTCTTCCTTTATTAACTACAACAAATCTATTTTCTTCAAAATCAAATAAACATTGTTCTTGGAATGAAAATAGTTTAAAATTAACTTTACCTTTTTTTGGATGTTGTATTACACAATACTTCTTCATGAAGTGAGTAGGGTCAACAGAACATTTCTTATACTCTTCTTCAATTATTTCTTTTAAAGTTTTTTTTACTTTTACTTCCTCTTGCATTTATTTTATATTTGCTACAATTTTGGAAGATGTATATGCAGTAATAATTCCTATGGAAAACCAAACTACAGGTTTTTTAAAAAAACTTTTTTTATTTGAGTTTATATAATCCTTATATGCTTGTATACTTTTTTGCATATAAAGTATTCTCTCATCTTTTAATTTGTTTAGTTTTTCATCTAAATACGACAACTGTTCATATTCAGCATTTTCATTTCTATATTGCTCTAATAATAAATTATTTAATTGTAAATCTTTAGTTAATTTACTATTTGTAGTTTCTAATGAATCTATATAATTATATATTCTTATTACTTGTTTTTCAGTAAATACTGTATCAACTTCTACCTGAGATAATAATAGATTTGTAAATAATAAAAATAGTGCAGTTAATGAATTTTTCATTTATAAATTTTTTAATTTTTTAGATATCTTTTTTATGTCTGTTTCTATTGATTTTTTTTCATTAACTACACTATCTTTACTTTTCTCTATTTCTTTAATTTTCTCTTTAATTTTTTTTATATTTTCTTTTTTATTTTTTATAGTATCAACTAATTCTTTTTCACTATTGTCTATAGTATTTTTAATTTTTTCAGCTTCTGCCAAACTTTTTCCTAATTTATACTTAGATATGAAGTCTTTTATTTTAAAAAAACCATATAACAATACTATTACTGTTAGTATATAATACAAATAATTTAAATATTGGTTCATTTTAGTATTTAAATTTTAGTTTTGAAAATATTCTTTATAAGGTTCTAACATATCTTCTTTTAATTTCTTAAAATCATTATCTATCTTTTCTAGAAAATTTTTCTTATTTTCAAAATTCCAAATCTCCCTACTTCCATCCTCTTCTACATATTCGATAGAATCTAATGATGCTTTTATTACTTCTTTTTCTTTTTCAGCATCTATAAAAAATGCTACTAAAGATTCATAATTTTTTCTCTTTTCGTATTCTTCAAACTTACCTTCTACTTTTAGATATGTTTCGAATCTGGTTAAACAATCTAAACACATCTTATGTGATAAACAAGTTTGCTTATCATATCTTGTATATATTTTGTTTTTTCTTTTCTCGCAATCATCATAACATTTATCATACGATTCTAGCTCTTGTCTAAGATTTGATAATACTTTTAGATTTTTACGTCTCTTTACTCTATATCCTTGTTTTTGTTCCCATTCTATAATATCTCCACTTGGTAATATTTCTTCCCAAATTTCTCCAACCTTATGCAGACTACTGTCTTTTGGTTTTTCATAACCAACGACAGTCCTTGTCTGCATTTTATGTTCTCCTGCTAATAATTGTCTTACAGCTTTTATATTTTGTAACTTCGACATAATATATTATTCTCGTGTTTTAAATTTATTTATAATTGCTTTTCGTATAGATGCATCAGATATACTTGGTAAAGCAGATAACATTTGAATATATGCTTCAGCTTTATCCCTCCTAGAGCTCATTCTTGAAGCATCTTGCACAAAATTTGAAAATCCTGAAGATTTAAGAAGTGTTGCTACACTATTACTAGGTGATACTGTTTCTTCTTCAGGTTTTTTATCTTGCTTTGATTTTTCTAAATTTTTAGAATCATCTGATTTTTTCTCTTGTTTAGTATTATCAGATTTTTTATCTGATTTTAACTTATCTACTTTTTCAGCTTCGTGAATAAATTCTAATAAATACTTTAAATCCTTATTAGATAGTTTACGGTTTGATTCATTTACACCACTCTTAAATGATTTCAATGCTGATGATTTTGAAACATCTTTTATACCTGTTAAGTATTTTTCTATGGCAGTTCTAATAGAGTTTATGGTTTTTACATTTTTACCACCCTCAGTTTGAACAAGTTTATCTAGGAAATACTTTATTCTTTCAAAATACTTTGAATTTTGAATAGTTTGAGGTGTTACTTCTTCGTTTAAGACAGTAACTTTATTAACATAATTTTCAATTTTTTTCAAAAAATCTAATTTTTTTAACTTGGTTTTACTGTTATTCATAGTATATAGTTTTATTATAAATATAAGATATTTAGATTAAAAATTACTATCTATATAATTTAAAGCATTTTCAATTATATTATGCATATCATAGTATTTATATTCAGCTAATCTGCCACCAAAATGTACATTTGGGAGTTCATCTGCCAAATTTTTATATTTTTTATATTTTTCAGTATTTTCAAAATCATTTACAGGATATAAGGGTTCTGATATCTCCGTGTATTCTATTGGATATTCATAAGTTATCCATGTAGAGTCTACTTTTTTATAATCAAAATGATTATGTTCTACAATTCTAGTATATGGGATATTTATATCTGTATAGTTTATCATTGCAGTTCCTTGAAAATCTGGAACAGATACTTGAGTATGCTGAAATCTAGTTGTTTTATACTCTAATAATCCATATTTATAATCAAAAAATTTATCTATAGCACCCGTGTATATAACATTTTTATGAGTAGGTAGTTCTGAATTAAAATAATCAGTATTTAATATAATATCTATATTTTCCAACAATTTTTCAAAAATTTGAGTATATCCTCCTATTGGTATTCCTTGGTAAGTATCATTAAAATAATTGTTGTCATATGTAAATCTTACAGGTAATCTTTCTATTATTTCTTTAGGTAATTCTGTAGCTTTCTTTCTCCACTGCTTTTCAGTATATCCTTTTATTAATGCTTCGTATACGTCTGTTCCTACTAATTTAATAGCTTGTTCTTCTAAGTTTTTTGGGTTATTTATATGTTTTGATTGTAATCTAATAATTTCTTTTACTATGCTTGGTGATGCATCTCCCCAAAATTTTGTAAAAGTCCACATATTAAAAGGTAATGAATATATTTCATTTTTATAGGATGCTACAGGTCTCAATGTAAAATTATTAAACAATACAAATTGATTTACCCATTCCCAAACTTTTTTATTTGATGTATGAAATATATGTGGGCCATATTCGTGAACATGGATGCCATCTCTATTTGAAGTATAGCAATTTCCTCCTATATGATTTCTCTTATCTATTACACATACTTTGTAACCTTTTTTATTCAGCTCGTATGCACATATAGAACCATAAAATCCTGAACCTACTATTAAATAATCTATCATATCTTATTTTAATTTAATATAACCATTTTCCCATCTTGTAGGTATCTTAATCCAATCTTGACAATATATATCATCAGTTTTTTCTAATATATCAGGGCCAAACCATGTATCAGGTGCGATTACAACTTTATTTGAATTTCTAGACAAATAAGCTCCCCACCAAGAAAATGTAGAATTTGATATAATAAAATAATCACATAATGATAATAGCCATAAACCATCACAATCTATATAATTATCTATATATACTACATTTGGTAGTTTAATATTCTGTCTACACCATTCTATATCATCACTAACTACTATTAGAATATCGTGTTTTGGTAATTTAGTATATGCATATTCTATATATTCTACACTAATTACAGGATGTCTTGTTGGGAAATCTAAATAATCTCCACGTCTAACATTTATTGCTGCAACTGTTGAATCTATAAAGAATGGAAAATCTTTTAATGCTCTATCAACAAAATCTAATGTTGGTGAATACATATCTTTTATAACTTGTTTGTATTTTGCAAAATATTTTTCACTCTGATACCAACCACAAAAAACAGTAGGTATTTCATTATCAGGTATTAATTCTTCATATTCAAATTTACTCCATACATATTTAGAAATATCACTATTTGATGTATTTGGTATATTAAAATCTATTTTTCTAAATAATGTTTTTTCTAAATGCTTACTTGAAGATTCAGCGAATGGTGCTACATATTGTCTATTGTATTCTAATGATTTGGCAAAACCATGTGCTATTTGGAACATCATATTTCCTGTTCTACCTTGTAATCTACTAGTTATATAATTACTTGTTAGTATTTTTGATTTTTTTATCATATATCATATAATTTTTTTTAACAACTCTATAACTATCTTTAAAACCGTTGATTCCAACTCCATCTCCACTGGCATCTAAATCACTTTTAGAAATTCTTTGAGGTACTGCAATTGGGTATATTATATATTTTACTATATCTTGTCTTTGACCTAACCATCCATCTATTGCAGAATCTTGAAAAACCTTATAATTATCTAATATGATTTTTACTACCTCTCTTTTATATCCTACAGCATGAGTTGCTAATATAGTAGGTGCTCTCATTAATGTTTTAGAAACTATATCTACTTTATGTATTGGATGTCCTCCAAAGTATATCATTTGCCAATCACTAAAATATTCTAACTCATCTAAAGCAGTTTCAACTAATTCAATACCTCGATAATTTTTACAATTATAAAAATAAGCATCATCTTCAAAAATTAAAATTTTTTCATATTTTTCATCATAAATTCTTTGAAATAATTTATAATAAGTTAATGCACAGTAATAATGTTTTTTTACGAAATCACTTTCATTTATAGAATCTTCAGCAGAAATTCTTTCAAAAAAGTTGTCTAATCCATAATTACTCATTTCATTCTCGAACTGTTCCCTTCTGTCGTATCTTCTATCTAAGTTTATATAAAAACCTTTTTCAAAAAACTTATCAATTTTCATATAATAATTTATTACAATAATCAATAAATATTTTTTGTTTATCAGGCACTCTTATTTGAAAATTGTGAAAAGTTCCACTTTCAAACTCAGTACCATTACCATAACTAAATTTTTTATATCCAAAACTACCATCATATTTCCAAGTATAATCTGTTAATGTTTTTATAGGATATGCTAGTACTATAGTATTACCTTGCTTTTCATTTTCTCTTGTAAACATTTCAGCAACATCAACTTCAGTCAGATATCCATTAGGATTTGGGTAATGTGAAAATTTAAAACTTTTACAATTGGAATTTTCCCACAATTCTTTAGTAAAACTAATAAAGCTTGGTGCTACAAATGGAGGTGTTTTATATAAATTAATATCAAATAAATTAGATGCTTGTGCATTACCATATATAGTTTTATTATCTTTTATATATTCTAAAGCTATATCTATACAATCTTTTTTAATTGGTATACAATCAACATCAAATAATGTTATTGAATCCCAATCATTATTATATACTAAATAATCTTCTATAGCTATAGCATGTCTATCATTATTAGTATTTTCCTTAAAAGATATTTGCTCTATATTTATTTCATAAAAATCGAATACTTTTTTCTGTAATACTACTATTTCTTTTGGCACATTATTTCCAAAAAAACTAACAATTTTATGATTCATTTTTATATAGTTCATTTATAAAATTATACCACATATTACCTATATTTTCTAATTTGTATTTCGATGTAATATAGTTATATCCATTTTCTTTGACAAAATTTTTAACTTGTGGGTTCTGTTCTAAATAATGAATCATATGTATAATATTTTCATCTATTTTAAACTTACCTTCCAAATCTTTAGTTAATGGTTCGTTTTGAATTATATCTAAATCAAAACCTTCAGGGAGCTGAAGCCATTGACAATAGTCTCTATAATTATCATATAATGCTCCTAGAGGATACGTGATAACCGTTACACCTAAAGCTATAGCTTCAGCTACTACACATGAAAATGTATCCTTATGAACGTCTTGATATGGTGTATATAATGGGTACACAAAATATTCACTCTCAGCTAAATGTTTAAACAGTGTTTTTTTATCTACTCCGTTATGTCTATAAAAAAAATCTGTATTGTTACTAGGTATTGTTATTAAATAATCAAATGCATGGAACTCTTTATCTTGATACTCTAGTTTATTAATAGCTGAGTAAGCTATGTCTCCACCCCTCGCCCAAGATGCGTGAAATATAAATTTATGAGGTTTCTTAATTGGTTTTTCTTTTAATACTTTATCTAACATTTCATCCATTACTGGATTAGGTATTGTTGTTATTTTTATATGTTCTTCTCCCAAATTTTCTTGTACAAATTTTGAAAGATTTCCTGTCATTTTCTTTTCCCAATCAGATATATGTACAAAACCTAAATTTAAATTATGTTTTTTTATATAATCTACTATGCTGTCAATGCCATATATCCATTGCATATGAGACCAGTATATTACAGAACTACTAACAGATATAGGTAATGAATCGTAGTTTTCAAACCAAAGCATACTAACTAATATATCAAACTTTTTATTTGATATGCCATCAAAATTCAAATTAGTATATAATACTCCTCTATACTCATATCCATAATTGTATAAAATTCCTAAATTTATATATTCTTCTTTAAGTTGTGGTTCTAAATCATCAGTAGCAATTACAACTTCATTTCCTAACTTACTTAAATATTCAGCAACCAATATAACACTTGTATCAGTACCTGAACAACTTCCTCCTTGATATCTCATAGTGTATCCGTTAACATAGTTACTTCTACGACTATTACCTATAGTTACAAATGCTATTCTCATATGAAAGATTTTTCGTATCTGCTGCTCCAACCTAAATCTTCGTCATATAGATACATAACTATTTTTTTAGGTTCTTTGATAGCATTCATAGTAACTTCATAAAAATTTGTTTTTAAATTTATATAAGTGTCATCTAATAAATCTACTCTGTATAGTTCTTCAGTGTCTGAATGTATTCCTAATGTTAAGAATTTAGGTTTAGTAAAGTTAAAATTTCTAAAGAATTGTAAATCCCATACACAATCTAAAGTATATTCTTTTGTTTTGAAATCTTCTTCCCAAGAAATTGGATTTGGTGGTTCTTTAACATCCAAAGTATATCTTTGTATTAGACATTCCTTAAACTTAAATCCACCATAAATTTCATAATCTTCTAAAGTTCTATCATTACCAAGTCCATATTCTTTATTTATTACTATACCGTTATCTTCTTGACCAAAAAGTTGTCTTGTTTTATTTCTTGAAAATATATCTCTTTGAGTGCTTGTATATTCTGTTTGAGATACTTCTCCGTGGTCTTCCCAATGTTTAGGTCTATAACTTCTAGTATATTCGTGCCACATAATCATTCTGTATGGACTGTAAAAATCATATCCGTGAGTAAATGCTCTCAAACTTAATGTAGTCTCTTCAGTATATCCTCCAAAATATATTTCAGGGTCATAAGGTACATCATTTATAAACTTTCCATATGTAAAATAAAAATGACCACTTATAGTCCTAGCTCTTATAATACTTTGTCTACTTTCATAATCTTGTATATACCAAGGCATACTCATAAGAAGTTTGTCACTGCTAAACTCATATTGTGACATTAAACATGGTATTTGTATATATTCACTTTCATCTATACTTGGGTCAAATGGAGTACAATATGTTGTTATAATAGGTTTTGTTGAATACTTTAAAGCCTCTCCAAAATCTTCTAATAATATTGAATCCCAATTTTTAACAAATCTATGATGTGAATCTATCTGTAAAGTATACAATTCACCATCATAAAGTTCATTTGTTATTTTTCTTGCCCAACCTAATCCATTACTTTCTGAATAATGATGTTTTGATATTCTAAAGTTTTTTCTATTATCATAATACGATATGTCCTCATCATCTCCATACTGCCAACATATTCCAAATACTAAATTATTAGGATTTTTGGCTTTAGCTAACATATCATCTATTGTAGGTATTAATTGCAAATCTCTATAACTTGCAATCTGCACAAATATTTTTGGAGAGTGTATGCTTCTCATCATAAACTTTTTATTTACAAATATACATAAATTAATTCAATATTTAAGAACCACCTCCACCACCTGTACAATTAGTACAGTCAAAATCACCATCACAATTTATTGACGTAGGACTTACTTCAATTGTTCCACTGTTAACAGTTAGAGTAGTTCCATATGTCACACATTTACAAATAGTATCTCCAATATCTACATTTATTTGTGTAGAACCTATTCCACATCCATTATATGATACATTTCCAACTGTTCCACCTGAATTATAGAATGTCCAACAAGTACAGCTTGGCGTTGGTGTTGGTGTAGGTGTAGGTGTAATAGTTGGCGTTGGTGTTGGCGTTGGTGTAATAGTTGGTGTAGGTGTAATAGTTGGCGTTGGTGTTGGCGTTGGTGTAATAGTTGGTGTAGGTGTAATAGTTGGCGTTGGTGTTGGCGTTGGTGTAATAGTTGGCGTTGGTGTTGGCGTTGGTGTAGGTGTAATAGTTGGTGTTGGTGTTGGCGTTGGTGTAATAGTTGGTGTAGGTGTGA